TTTGAAAATTTTGTATTGTTAGTGTTTCAATCATATTCTGTCAAGATATAATGTTTTAAAATTTTTGTCAGTTTCTTCTCTGTTCTCAGGTTTCATGGCACAATCAAAACAGATATTAGCTCCATCTTTTCCATAAGGGCGAAGTTCTTTAACTTCACCACAGTATTCACAAACATCATCTTTTTCCGGTTCTATTATCAGAACTTTTCCTACAATTCTTGTCATTTTTAATAAGTGTTATTACCCAAACTAAAATGCCAAAAAACAAACCAATAATTACATTTAAAGTTTTCATTTGTTACGTTTTATAATTTCTTCTCGCATTTTTCTCATTCCGAGAATTATCCCTTCATGCAACATTGCCCTACCAATACCTTTTTCCATATCCTTAACATAATTAGTTGTATATTCAAATTCAAAATTATCACTCGGCACTTCAAGCGGAAGGGCAAGGATGGCATCGGCAAGTTCTTCTCTTGCTTCTTTTTGTGGTGCAGATACAATACTAACACGTTCGTCATACCATACCTTTACGATACTATACTTACCAAGTATCTCAATTATCTGTTCTCTTGTCATTTGTTTCGTTTTTAGATATGAGTAAGTTTTATACTTCTAAGCACAAGTTATGAAACATGCTGAGCACCGTGACCGGTGCTGATTTTATTTTTTCGCCCTTATTATATTTCATTCATTAATGTGTGCCACAATTCTTTCATTACCTGATCTGAAATTTTCAGTTTATCTTGAAATTTATGAAGTATTGCTTTTAATGAATTTGTATCATACACTAAGAATTCCATTCGATGTTCCATTGGATTTCCTTCATCTAATGGTGAAAATTTAGGAAGTTCCACTTCAGTAAAAAAGATAGGAAATTCAACTAATTTTTGTGCAGCTTTTGTTGCAAGTTCCTGTTTGACATATTCTAAAGGAACAACACTATTTGTTCTTTCATGTCCGGATACCATGATTCTGGATATTACTCTCATTATTTCAACATTTTAAGTAGTTGACTTTGTTTACTTGCAACATAATGAACAGCTAAAGCATCAGCAACAGCTTCATCAATATACTTCTTATGCGACCATTTTACAAGATACTTATTATTTATTGCTTTTACTGTTTCTTCTTTGGTTGCAGATTTCTTACTTAGAAGAGCTTTTTTACTATCTTGTTCAGAATAGAATTCAATTGGAATTGACAAACATTCAGATAAGGTTGTAATTATTCCTATTACAGTTCCTATCATAACAGCTGCTTGCGCATTTTGACTACCATGAGGGGCTTCACAAAGAATTAGTTTTATCTCATACTGTTTAATAATTCTTAGTAATTCTTGTACTAATTCTACTGTTCTTCGATATCTGTCATCAGATACACGAATTCTTCTTTTATTTGCTTCAGGTTCAGTTTTAATACAACCACTGTCTATGACCAAGTCTGCTTCGTCTACTATTGCCCACCCCCAAGCAGTGAAGGATGGATCGTTGGTTAATACGTTCACGGTCTCTTTGGTTTACGTTCTGATTTAAACTTTTCTTCAATTTCTTCCCATACATTTATTACCTCTTCCCGTAAGGCTTCTTCCAGATTATCTTTTTCCACCATTTGGATAGCTTCCTCCATGGAATTGGATAAGGTCTGATTACCTATGGTATAAACCCGGGTTTGGTAATACTCCTTGAGATACTGGAGACAGTCCCTTATGTCGTCCACCCCATAATCGAAAAGTATAGTCACAGGGGCAATATGATATGGTTTCCAAATGGATGATTTAAAAACCTCCACCTGGGTTTCCACTCCAATTACCCGCATTTCCTCTTTCCCTTTGATCTTTATTTTCCGTTTGATCTTCTCGGGTTTGAGTGTCCGGAGACGGAGTGAGGAATAAAAACCAATGCTTTCTCCACCAGGTGTAGTATATTTCTGTCCGTAAGGTCCGGCATCAATATTTATACGAACCTGGTTTGAGCAGACCATCAGATAATTATTCTGTTTTAATATCCTGCAGGTCTTACGGAGTTCTTCACTGAATTCCTTTGCCCGACGCATTCCCATCTTATCACCTTCATCATTATCCATTTCCTGAGTAGTGGAGAGTGCAGCAAGGGAATCGGCAAATACTCCATGAATAACATTCTTATCTCCTTCTGGTTCCCAAGCCCTGACAGCTTTAAATACTTCCGGGACACGATTAGGTTGTTTATAATTTTCCTCCTTTACCTCCATTCCAAACATCTTAGCAAAGGTCTTATCTAATCGGGCTTCCGGATCATGGAACATAAGGTCTCCACCTTGCCGTTGGACAGATCCTCCCATTTCACTAAGTAGGACTGTTTTTCCAGAGCCGGAGGGACCGAAAATCTCAACAAGAATCCCTCCTGGCACTCCTCCACCACGAATCCTTCCGCCCGATATTGCAAGGTCAAGTAATGTACTACCGGTGCTGATAACTCTTCCAAAGTTCCCATCATATTCCTCCTTTTGTATAGATTGGATTGAGAAAGGTTCCTGAGTAACTTTCCGCTTGACCTGAGAGCTAAGTGGTTCTTCCCCTCTTGACCGCTTCATATTGCTCAATTTTGTTTAACACTGTAACTATGTAATCATCCGGAAGACCTTTACTGACAAGTTCCTGAGTCATCTTAATCTTGTAATCATCAAAGGTCATAGAGGTCTTTTCCTTTTTCAATTCAAACCATTTCCTTTGAATCCTACCTACAAGTTCTTTTATCAAAATATCCTCCGACTCCTCCTTCCTTCTTTCCTCAGTCCATGCTTCAAGTAATTGGGCTATGACATCAGTTTTCCCAATTTCCTTTGCAAGAGTATAAAGAGTAAGGTAGATATGAACCTGTGGAGGCATTGAAGCCCCCACAAGTCGATAGTTTTCCCTTTTTGTTTTCTTTGGTAAAAATCCCATATCACTTTCTGTTTTTCTCATAAACATCTATACAGTCATCCCAAATCTGACATTTATCACAGTCCTTTGGGAATTTATCAGTATCCTCTCCGAACTTATGTCCGTGGGGACATTTATCGGATCCCTTAGATTTCTCTTCCTTCCGGGATGACCTTGCTGGTTTCTCCTCTTCAGGTTCGGGTTCAGGTTCGGGTTCAGGTTCGGGAGCACGATTACGGGAACGTCTTGGAGGAGTTTCTTCCTGAGGTTCAGGTTCTTGCTCAGGTTCTTCTTTTTTCTCCTGACGACCATACCTCTTTGTCCTCTTTGATTCTCCCTCATCAGGTTCCCTATCATCAATCTTCCCAGCATCCTCTTCCTTGTCGAGATCAAAGAATTTTGCTTCCAGATCAGCATACGGTAAAACCTTTATACAATCATCCAGTGAAGGAATATCATCAAGTACATCTTCTCCATAAGGTTCCCGATCTTCAAATGTAATGCTAACAATCTCTGGGAAATTACTCTTACCAATCTCTTTCCATTTCAGTCGAAGATTAGCTGTTTTTCCATACTCAAGAGTAAAGAAATCTTCATTGTCCGGATCTTCCTGGAGTTCCTCAATCAATGTTTCCTGGAATAGAAAATCACTCATATCCCAAACATAAGGTTTTTCCTCCAAATCTTTTACCCCTACCGGGATTACAATGTAAAGACTCCGCTCCTGTGGATACAATAGTTTGAATTCTTCCTTATCTGCTCCCTCCTTGATCCTTTTTACCTGATATTCACATATCGGACATTTCTTTCCAAATACTCTTGGGCATATTACTGCTTCATTATTAGCCCCTACCTTGGTATGGACTTTAACGGGAAGACGGTACCACGGAGTTCCCGGAAGGGCTACTCCTGCTTTATCATCTCTCTCCGGGTGATGTTCCGATGTGATAATGTAAGGGAGGAAATCCAATTTTACCGATTTTGCATTATCGGGGAGTTTCAAAAATTCAATACCCTTTGGTAGTTCAATATAAGCCTTCCCCCCACGGGACGATTTCTTCTGCTTTTCAGCACTTGATACAATTTTTCCTTTAAAGGAATGTGATCTTTCTTTTATCATAAAATTATTTATTAAGTGGTTCTTTGTCTGGTTCTCATTTTATTTGCAATGGAAGAATTAATCTTTGCCTGACGGGATTCCTTCTCTTCTGAAAGGTTTCTCGGTATCTTTGGTCCGGCAAAGTACTGGAGTCCGAGTAAACGGGCAAGATTTTCAAGAGCATCCTTACGGGCTTCCATTGCCCGTAGAGCCCCGTTTGCTACATCCAATTCAAACTTTGCATTGATCAATCTCTCGCTTGCTTCCTTGTAATCTTTTTGCATAGGAAGGGTATTTTCAACTACCTTATCAGTAATTTTTTCAATACCGAAACGATCAGGGTAAGACCTAATTTCTTTGTCCAGCTCCGCTTTTGTCAATTCAAATGCTTCTTTTGCCTTATCAACCTCCATCCGGGCATTGGCTGCATGGCGGGAGTATCGGAGCATCAATCCGGGTTGTTCCAGCCATTCCACATCGAGCGCTGTGTCGTCGATTTTAATGTCTTCTTCGTAGTTCATAATGATTCAAATTCAAGTCGTAGTTTAAATATTTCAAGTTCTTTTTCTTTCAATATTTGTTCAAGTGTAGATAAAAGTATTTTACTTGAATAAGAACCTGTCCTCCATCTATCTTTTTCATGATCATACACTCGAATTTGTAGGGAAATACCATCTGCTGATTTTACTTCTCCTTTAATATTTCCTAAATAGAGTAGAATAGGTTTCAATTCCTCATTCAATCTTTCAATTTCCCTTTGAATTGTAGTGGCTCTTTCGAAGTTTTCTTTTTTCATAATAAATTGTCTAAAAAAGTTAAAACTTTTTCTTGTTCCTGATTGGAATCAAAAGTAAATACTTCTTTGTCAATCTTAGAACGGGAGGCAGAGAAGTAAATAGCGATACGATTTTCATCAATAGGTTGATACCTCTTTATGGTTGATCTAAGCAACCGAACGTTTTTAATCTGAATAAAATTTACCATAATCAATTAATTATTATAAACGGTATAACATGCAAACACTAACTGGGGGAATCCAGAGTCGTAAAATGGAGAAATAAACTCCTCCATGATCAATCCTGCCCGGGTATTATCTGACTTGAGTAAAACCGCCTGACAATAGCCCAAAACCGCCCTACGGATGCCCTCCGGCTCCTGGTCTTTTAACCCTTCCAGGATAGTGGAAATTTGTTTCCATCCGCCTTTATTGAGTAAAGCCCGGCAGAGTTCAATTGTCTGTGATTGACGTTCGGCTGTCTGCCGGGCTATCTCCAAGCGACGATCAGCGGGAGCATTTAAAACCTGTTCAAGTATCTGCAGGGCATTCCGGGGATGACCAAGAGAATCCTGAATGATCTGATCATAAATTTCTTTCTGTAGTTCCTGCTTCTCATCCCTTACTATCCTACGGAGAAGAGAATACATTTCCGTTTCCGATAAGGTCTTTAGTTGAAATTGTTGACAACGACCTTTTATCGTCGGTAGGAGTTTCTGAGGGTCGGTTGTACAAAGGATAAAATATACATGAGGTGGAGTATCTTCCAAGACCTTTAATAAAGCATTTTGTGCGTCATTGGTGAGCTTATGACATTCATCAACAATCCAAACCTTTACATCTCCTTTGATAGGCATGAATTGGGAATTTTTAATCAATTCCCTTATTGTATCAATTCCCCGAAAGTCTGCTGTATTAACTTCAATCAAATCCATATCGGAACATTCCAATCGGGATGCTATTATTCGGGCAATCGTAGTCTTCCCACAACCCGTAGGACCATGTAAAAGGAAAGAATGAGGGAGAGTATGTCGGCCTCCCATCATCCCTTCCAGGGTACTGATTACATCAGAATTCCCCTTTATTTGAGTTAGGTCAGTTGGTCGATATTTTAAGTATAGTGACATAGGTTAATGAGTTAAATATAAATAAATTATATGAAATAAAAAAATTCTTAAATAAAAAATTTAATCCATTTTCTTTTTTTCTGCCCAGCTCCCATCAACCGGGCTGATTTCAGCTTCAATATCCAAAGGAACATTAATCCATTTCCAAGCTTTCGGGACATCCTCACAGGTTATCCTTCGGGCAGTTTTTACAACATGATCTAATTCCTCCGGGTGGACATCAATAACGATTGAGTCATGAATCTGACCAATGAGTCTTGAATCCCAACCTTCTTCCCTCATGGCTTTGTCCAATAAGATAAAAGATTTAAGATTTACATGGAAAGCAGCCCCCTGTACAGGAGAATTAATACATTCATTTCTCACCATCACTCCATTACAACGAAATCCGGTTAGAAGATCAATATAACCATATTTCTGATAAGTCTTCCACCAGCGGGCTTTCCAAGCATCATACTCCGGGAAACGTCTTCCCCAAAAATCCTCCTCAATCTTCTTAACGTGATTCTCAAACTGGGTGAGTGATTTTATTCCTTTACTGATAAGATGATCGGAAGCATGTATCCCATTTAGTTCTATTCCCTGACCTGGTTTCCATGTCCCATTTGGGAGCTTTAACCATCCACAAGCCATATTCTCAGCACAGTTCCCGTAGTAATCACCGTAGAACTCCGGGAATACAAATCCATTTTTTGCTGCTTGTCGGAGTACTCCATGAATCTTTTTATCAAATGAGTCAAGTTTAAATATCTGTATAGCCATGTCACGGTGCATATCCGATGAGGGATCATTTATGTATTTGAGCATCGTTGGATCCTTATGATAACATGCCGCTATCCGGACCTCCAATCCTGAGTAGTCGATTTCCAAGAGCTGATGACCCGGACGTGGGAAAAGTCCTTGCCGAATTATTTGCATCGCTTCCTCGTCCCGCTTGGGAATATTCTGGAAATTTGGAGAGTCTGAGCTTGAACGAAACGTCCTAACCAGATGCAGGTTAAAGAAAGGATGAATATAACCATCAACCTGTTCCCGGAGAAAAGCATCCAGATAGGTGTCACGGATTTTCTTTAGCTTTCGTATTTCCAGTAGATTATTTAATTCCTCAATATTAAGAGTCTTCAAAGCATCTTCATCGGTTGCTCCCTGACCTGATACAGTTTCCTTTGGTGGTGTGATCTTTTTAATATCGTAGAGAAAATGAGCAAGTTGTTGATTGGAATGAATATTTATCTTACCACCGACGGAGTGTTGCCAATGACGATAAAACTTTGTGTCCTGAAACTGGTGTTCCAAACGTTCTATCTTCCGGGTAAGATGATTTTTCTTATTCTCCACATATTCTACATCAACCCTTATACCTGCTTGTTCCGCTCGGCATAAAGCAAGTATTCCATCGTGAAATAATTGATAAGCTTCGTCGGTTCTTGGGTTATACATATTCCTCTAACAGATTAAGAAAGTCACTCCATCCTTTCGGATTTCTCATTATATTGAATTGATTGTCGGGTAATTCAAACCAAACATTATTCATATAAGAATACATTCCATCTATATCTTCCTCCTGACGTAGTTCCAATAATTTATTCCAATCGTATCCGTAATCATCAAAGAACCATTTGAAGTTATCTTTGGTATCATCAAATAATTGTAACCACTCTTGTTTTGTCATATCAATTGTTTTACCTTATTCCAATATACTTCTGTCATCGGACCACTTCCATTCCACCTCTTTACAATCTTCTCTGGATCCTGTAATCGTTGAGCAAACAACATAAATACTTCTACTGCTTTATTGTAATCATACATATCAGTAAGAGTGTATGATTTCCCGGATAGCTGGTTAAAATGATCTACCCGACATTGTCGGATTTGTAAACATCCTACGGCATTTTCGCGTGCATTGTAGGCAAGTAGATTTCCATTGCTTTCAGTTATAATTACTGCTTTCAGTAATTGTTCAAATGGGTTGATTGTCTCAGGAATCAACACAAACTCTCCTGGCAAACTCGGTGCAAAACAGGAGAGTGTCATTGGTAAGAATAGAATTACAAATAATTTTTTCATATTAGTTTTGATTTATGGTTAGTATTTCTTCTTTTACTTCCTTGGGAGTATTATGGAAATCCTGGAAACGGGTGACAAACCTATTCCAAGCTTTATTTGTTCTTTCAGGATCTACATCATTTCTCTCTATATCTGCAAACAGTCGGACAATGGTAGAATAGTTGTTTTGAGAGATAATCCAGTGTTCTACAACAGTTTCAAGAAAAATAATATCCTGCCGGTAACGATCCATTCTGGATAGTCCGATAGCAGATAGTATTCCAATAAGGACTACTATCATTGCTAATGCTCCTACAATAAGAATAAGTGTTGGGTTCATTTTGATTAATGTTTAAAATGGTAAAAGATCAGATTGTTGTTTCTTTGCAAGTCGATATTCATATACAGCATCCAGAGCACAGTACTTCATCAGCATCTGTAATCCTCCGGGTTTAGCCAATAGTTCATATATCCGGTTTATGGAATTAGCACTTGAGGAATCCTTTGATTGAAGATAAGGTGATATTTGTGAAGCATAATCCACTTCCCCAAACTGAACATAAACCTGGAACTTTAACCCGGTCACTCCTGGTCGGTTATCCAAAATATGTGACATAATCATTGTATCCCATATCCAGTTTTTAACTTCTGTTTTCAATATGACCATCGACCAAGCATGTTCATATTTCATATTCTGAGCAATCTTTCCAACATTGGGATCTCGAAGAAGTCGCCGGAGTGGTTCCCGTTGTTTGGGTAAGGCAGGAATGGGAAATACAAAAGCATGATCCTCGGAATCTGCTACAGCACAACATACTATCTTATGTCCTACAGCATGAGGTTTTATACCGGTTGTTTCATAGTCAATAGCTACCTCACCGGATTGAATCTGATCGAGTGGAGATAAGTCCTCTATGAAATCAATCTTTGGTTCCTTGATCTTTGGGAAAGGATGAAGGTAGATTTTACTTCCCTTATATTCCGATTCCTCCAGCAATTTAAAAGCCCGGAGTAGATCAGCCTTCCAAATTGTCATTACATCGGCTGTCTCCGATCGTTCTACAAAACTCGGGTGAAATGTCGGACAAATCCATGCTGAGAAATCCTGATCGGGAATAGTCCACCCACGCCATTTTGTAATTCCTCCTAAATCCTTTTTCCAACGATGACCAATCAGGGAATATACAGCTATATTTCCCAATAGGATAATTACCTTTGGTTTGTATTCATTGATCCACCGAAGGATAGTCTGCCGGCAACATTCTATTTCATAATTCTCCGGTACCCTATTATTTCCATTTTGATCCATCGGACGACAAAGGACAGCATTAATATTTATACAG